TATGATGTGCTGGCAGATCAGAGGGATTTTGATGCGTTTTGATTACAAGTCATTTTCCTGTATTCTTTTTTGAGCAATGCCGTATACTTCTTCATCGGCTCTGGCACCAATTACAATAATCAGCATCTTATCATTTTGCTTGACAACTTTGTATACGACTCTAAGACCTGCACTTTTCAGTTTGACTTTCAGAAAGCCAGTTAAATCATTGCCGTTTTTGTTTCCAAGCGGTTTCCCATATCCGCCTTCATAAACAGGAAGCGGATTTTGTTTCACTTTCTTGATTGCTTTTAAGACCAGTATTCTTTGACTTCCGTCAAGCGATTTTAAATCACTTTCGGCTTCCGGCAGATATTCTACTTCCCAATTCATTCAAATTCTACCTCATCAAAGTCGGATAAATCGTCGTCTGTGATTCCGAGGTCTTTCATAACTTTTTCTTCCGGAATCGTTTCTTCCGGATTGAATTTTTCCATTCGTTTTACAGCCAGAGTGAGTAAGCGGGCATCATTCACTTCATCCATCAGGCTGACATATTCATCCGGAGAAAGAAGCACACATTCCGGTGCATTGTTTTTCATAACAACTTTTGCACCGCTGTTTTTGACATCCTGAAAAATTTTTCCTGCAAGTCCACGATTGAACTGCGAAATAGAAATGGTATTTTGAATTGCTGCAATAATATTCATACGCTACACCTCCACTTATAGTATACGTCATTTTTACATAAATGTCAATAGATTTACTGATAAAAAAGCTGATAATTTTTTAGAACTGAGGTGATTACATGGCAAACCGCATCAAAGGCATCACCGTAGAAATCGGCGGTGATACCACCAAGCTGTCAAAAGCACTGGAAGGTGTCAATCGGGACATCAAGGGGACACAGACACAGCTGAAAGATGTGCAGAAACTGCTGAAACTTGACCCCACCAACACCGAACTCTTGTCCCAGAAGCACAAGCTGCTGGCAGATGCGGTGTCTGCCACCAAAGAAAAGCTGGAAGTACTGAAAACTGCGGCAGAACAGGCAAACACTGCTCTTGCAAATGGTGAAATCTCACAGCAGCAGTATGATGCTTTGCAGCGGGAGATTATCGAAACCGAAAACGAACTGAAACGCCTGACCACAGAAGCAAACAATTCTCACACCGCCTTGGAAAAGATGGGCGTTCTGGGAGAAACGCTGCAGTCCGCCGGAGACAAGATCTCTGACGTGGGACAAAGGCTTTTGCCGGTCACTGCCGGTGTCGCGGCTTTGGGAACCATTGCCGTGAAAACTGGTGCGGATTTCGATTCTGCCATGTCAAAAGTGGCAGCTGTTTCGGGGGCGACCGGTTCAGAGATGGATGCTCTCCGGGAAAAAGCACGTGAAATGGGCAGTAAAACGAAGTTCTCTGCAAGTGAGGCTGCGGATGCTATGAACTACATGGCGATGGCAGGCTGGAAAACCAACGATATGCTCAGCGGTATCGAAGGTATCATGAATCTTGCTGCCGCTTCCGGCGAGGACTTGGCATCTACCTCGGACATTGTCACAGATGCTCTGACCGCTTTCGGTTTGTCTGCCTCGGACAGCGGACACTTTGCGGATATTCTGGCGGCTGCAAGTTCCAATGCCAATACCAACGTCAGCATGATGGGCGAAACTTTCAAGTATGCTGCTCCGGTACTGGGTTCTTTGGGCTATTCTGCTGAAGACTCTGCCATTGCCATCGGACTAATGGCAAACGCCGGTATCAAATCCTCACAGGCTGGTACGGCACTGCGTTCCGCCATTACCAATCTGGCAAAGCCAACAGATACGGTAGCATCTGCTATGGAACAGTACGGCATTTCTCTGACGGATAGTTCCGGCAAGATGTATTCTCTGCGGGAACTCATGGAACAACTCCGACAGAAATTGGGCGGATTGTCTGAAGCAGAACAGGCACAGGCGGCTGCCTCACTGTTTGGCAAAGAGGCCATGTCCGGTATGCTGGCAATCATCAACGGCTCCCCGGCGGATTTTGAAAAACTGTCCAATGCCATTGACATCTGTTCGGATACAGTAGACGGCTACAATGGCACAACTGAAAAAATGGCGGCGGTCATGCAGGATAACCTTGCCGGACAAGTAACTATCTTGAAGTCCCAGCTGGAAGAACTGGCGATCAGTTTTAGCGATATTCTGATGCCCACCATTCGCTCTATTGTTTCCCGCATTCAGGAACTGGTGGACAAGCTGAACCAACTGGATCCGCAGACCAAAGAAACCATTGCGGAAATTGCATTGGTGGCTGCTGCTCTGGGACCGATGCTGGTGGTGCTGGGAAAGACCATCTCCAGCGTGGGAACGGTCTTTTCCGCAGTGTCCAAACTGCCTGCCCTTTTCTCGGCTGTGCAGAGTGGCATTGGAGCCATTACCGGAGCGTTGGGCGTGTCACTTGGTCCGCTGCTTGCCATCATCGCAGCTGTTGCCGCTCTGGTGGCGGCCTTTGTGCATCTCTGGAAAACCAATGACGAATTCAAAAGCAATATCATCGCCATCTGGGAACAGATCAAAAGCACCTTTACCGGATTGACACAGGGCATCACTGACCGCATCAATGCGCTTGGATTCAACTTTGAAAGCTTCACCGATATGCTGAAAGCTGCATGGGATGCGTTATGTAATCTCCTTGCCCCTGTGTTTGAGGGCGTATTTCAGAACATTGCAAATATTTTCTCTGAAATTTCCGGCATCATTCTGGGATTGCTGGATGTGTTTATTGGTCTGTTTACTGGCAACTGGGATCAGTTGTGGAACGGTGTCAAAGGCATATTTACTTCTATTTGGAATTTTATTGTGTCTACTTTTACCAATATCCTCAATACTCTGAAAGGCATTGCAGATGTGGTGCTGGGGTGGTTTGGAACAAGCTGGAACGAAGTCTGGACTTCTATCAAGACATTTTTTGTGGACACATGGAACAGCATTTCCACGTTTTTTACCGGAATTATTACGGGTATCCGAGACTTTTTCGTCAACACCTGGACGTCTATTTCCAATACCTTCACCACCATTGTCACTGCCATTCAGACAGTAGCAACGACCGTATTTACAGCAATTCGTGACTTCTTCACCACCATTTTTACAGCGATCTACAACTTTTTCAGCACGATTTTCAATGCCATTTACAATGTGGTTTCTACGGTTTTTCAGGCAATTTATAACGTCATTACGACCGTTTGGAATGCCATTTACACCACCTTAGAACCGCTGATCACGGCATTTGGTTATCTATTTCAGACGATTTTTGAAGCCATTCAGATCATTGTGGGCAGAGTGATGGACTGGATCTCGGAGAAGATCAGTGCCATTTGGAATGCAATCGTGGCGTTTTTAACGCCCATTTTAGAGGGCATCCGAACGACCTTTGAAACCATCTGGAATGCCATTTCTACTACAATTTCCACGGTCTTGACAGCAATTCAAGATGTGGTGACTACGGTTTGGAATGCTGTATCTGGTTTCATTTCGTCTGTCTTGTCTGCAATCTGGAATGTGGTTTCTTCCATCTGGAACAGCATCTCCGGCACGATTTCCAGTGTGATGAATGCCATTTTTTCTGTGGTATCCTCCATCTGGAATCGGATTTCTTCTGCGGTTTCCAATGTTCTGAACGCCATCCGGTCGGTGGTATCTAACATCTGGAACAGCATCAAGAGCACCGTTTCCAACGTGATGCAGAGCATTTCTTCTACGGTGTCCAGCATCTGGGACAACATTTGTTCTGCGGTTTCCGACAAAATCAGCGGCATCCAGTCCACCATTCAGAATGGATTCGATGCCGCTGTGGGATATATCAAGGGACTGGCTTCCGATGCCTGGAACTGGGGACGGGACATCATTCAGGGAATCATTGATGGCATTCAGAGTGCCATCGGCTGGCTGGCGGACTGCGTCACCAATGTTGCCGATACCATTCGGGATTTCCTGCACTTCTCCGTCCCGGACAAAGGACCGCTGACGGACTACGAGAGCTGGATGCCGGACTTTATGAAAGGACTGGCAAACGGCATCGACAAAAGCAAGAAGTATGTGGAAAAAGCGGTAGGTGGTGTGGCGAAAGCCATGCAGCTGACCATGGATTCTGATTTGAATTACAGCTTGCATGGAATCTCCGGTGCGATAGTCGGCGGCAGTTCCGGCGGCACGGTCAACAATTACTATAATAACGACAACAGTTGCACAGTGAACCAGACCAACAATAGCCCAAAATCACTGTCACGGCTGGAGATTTATCGGTTGACGAGGAATGCACTGAATATTTAAAAAGGAGCGATTTGAGTCGCTCCTTTTTCTCGGTAAATCAGAATTTACAGTGCAGAACTGTTTATCCCGTCAAAAGCAAATTCTTTCGATTCATCATCATAAATAAATATCAATTCTAATCCCAAATAATCGTCTGGATATCCAAGATCAGTTCCAAGCAGTGCTGTTTCAATCGAAAGAATATCATCTTCAAATGATACTGACCTAATATACCACTCACCTGTAAGCACTGATCGTTTCGGGAACATTCCCTCTTCATCATTACACAGATCATCATTGTTGATATAATCCCGTATTTCATCTTCAGAAATCTGCAATAAAGTTCTTTGGCTATTTTCAAATAAGGTCTTTGAAACCGAGGATGTGAAAAAATACTGCGGTTCTAATTGATTTTCATAGTTAGAAAACAGGTTATCCGGATTTGGTTTGGATAAACGTATCATTTTTAAATTCATAAGCCACAACTCCTCTAAATTCCGATTTTGCGTAGCGAACCTACGTCTCTGTTGTTTTCATTATACATCATCAAACCCAAAATGTAAAGGGGGTGCAGCCCATGTATTTCACCCTTATTCTCGAAAACGAATCCGGCGAACAAGTGAATCTGTCCGCCACCGCCAACCAATACATGCCCTCCAAAATCGAAGGTCTAAATCCACCTGCCGGGACGATTTCCACCTCTTCTTACGCTGGCATGAACGGCAGCTACCTCAACAATGCCTTCATCGAAAAGCGAAACGTGGTCATCTCCTTTGCCATGCGTGGCATTGGGATCGAGAAACGGCGGCATCGGCTGTATCATGTGGTCAAGCCGTCCCGATACATCAAGATCTGGTACAAGACGGCGAACATGGATGTCTATGCTGAGGGGTATGTAGAAACCTGCGAGGTAGAGCATTTCGAGCAGCAGATCAGCGGGCAGATCTCCATTCTCTGTCCGGATATTTACTGGTACAGCCGGGATATTTTCTATGCCTACTACAGCGGCGTGATCGGAGCATTTCACTTTCCTTTTCCGGAGAGCGATGCTCCGTTTCCTTTGGGCGTGTACTCCAACAGCAATCTGTTCTCTATCACCAATGATGGCGATGAAACCGGTTTCACGATGCGAATCGAGGCACTGCCCAGCGACATTCCGCAGGAAGTGGTGGCTGTGACACCGACCATCTACAACGAAAACGGCGAGTATCTGCAAATCAAAGGCGATATTCTGACCGGTGATGTCATTACGGTTACCACGAAAACCGGAAACAAGACCGTCACGCTGACACGCAATGGCGTAGACAGCAATATCCTGAACCGGCTGGTTTCCGGTTCGACTTGGCTGACCTTGAAGGAAGGCACAAATATCTTTCGGGTCGAGGCAGTTCGTGGGGTGAAAAAGCTGCGAGTGACTTTGATGCACCGCAATTCTTATCTGGGAGTGTGAGAAATGCAGTTGGAAATTTACAGCTTGACGGCTCTGAAAGACCAGATTTCTGTGTCACTGGAAGCCATCTGCGACAGTTATTCTTCGCTCTTATGGGACATTGAGTTCTACCAGTGCGGCTGCTTTGAGGTGTATATCGCTGCTAGTCCGCAGAATGTATCCATCTTTCAGCGTGGCAGAATTGTGGCGAGGAGTGATGATGCACAGCACTTCGGCATCATTGAGTCCCTGCAATTGGAAACCGATGCCGAGAAAGGCGATTATCTGACAGTCACCGGACGGTTTATTGCCTGTCTGCTGGAACGAAGGATCATCTATCCCATCATTACCGCAAACGGCAGCTATGAGGACATCGTCCGCAAGGTGCTGTCCCGCAATGTGATTTCTGCCGGAATCCGCAATCTGCCCGGTTTTTCCATGGGGACGGTTTCCGGTGACTGCTGGCAGAAAACCGCACGAATACAGGTCAGCTATGACAATATCTTAGAATGGCTGTACAACCTTTGTGAAACCATCGGCGGTTCAGCAAATGTGCGGCTGGATGGAAATGCCCTAAAATGCGACCTGTTTTCCGGAACAGACCGCAGCCTGTTGCAGGACGACAATCCCCACATCGTGTTCTCTGATGCGTACAACAATCTGCTGTCGTTCTCTTATGCGGCAGACGATGCCGTGCAGAAAAACTTCGCCTATGTGCTGGGCTGTGGCGAGGGCAATGCCAGAAAACGCACGACATTCTGTTCTGGTACAGAGCCGACCTACCTTGACCGCTATGAGGTCTATGTAGACGAGCGAAACACGGCACAGGAAGAAGATGTGACGGATGCGGAATATCTGGAAATCTTGAAAAGCAGCGGTGCGGAACATCTGGTGCAGCCAAAAACGGCATCGGAATCTGCCATCGCTGCTTTTTCGACCCAGTATCAGTACAACAAGGATTACTTTGTGGGCGACTATGTAACCATGGAACAGAAACGCTTTGGCTTGATTCAGCCTCGAATCCAGCTGATCGGCATGGTGGAGAGTTTCGACCAGAACGGCAGAAGTCTGACACCGACATTTAAGGAGATGGAGTGAGCATATGGCATTTTCCTATGGATTTTTTAACGCACAAAACCTTGACCGGGTGTATACCGCAGAGGATTTTACTGCATATCTGTCCAGTTTGATTTGCAACGGGATTCTGGATACTTACCGGCAGTGCTTTGCACCAACAGTCAAAAATTTATCCGTTACATTCGGCACGGGCAAGGCGTGGATCGATGGACACTATTTTATCAGTGATACCCTGCATACCATCGACCTTTCTTCTTATGTAGATGAATCTCTGAATCGTTATGTAGCGATCGGAATCTACTGTGATCGTTCCACTCGTACCTGTGGGATTCGTGTTCTGGCAGGTACAGCAGCCACAAGTCCAACCATTCCCACCTTTACCAACAACAATGTGACGACTTATCTGACTTTAGCAGTTGTAAGACTGCGTGCTGGAATGACAGCTATTCTGGATTCTGACCTGACAGACTGCCGTGCAGACGAGAGCAAATGCGGTTACTGCAAGTGTATTCTTGGCAAGTGCAGAGTGACGGAGATGCTTGCCGAAATGGCAAAGACGAATGCCACACTGGACGAACTGCAAAAGCGGCTGGATGCAATGAACAGTCAGATTTCCGAACTGCAAACCAAGGTGGATGACTTGACCGCAGGCGAAATCCTATCGACCGGACAGTGCGGGGAAAACATCTACTATGTTCTCTACGACAATGGGAAATTGCTGCTGCGTGGCACAGGTGCAACCTACGATTATACCTCTCATGATTCTGTGTTTGATCAAAACGACCAGATCAAGGAGATCGTGCTCAGCAATGGCATTACTGGTCTGGGTGACCGTTTGTTTTATCATTGTGCCAATGCGAAAACGGTATCTCTGCCGGCTACACTGACCAGCATTGGTGATTCCGCTTTTGCACAGGAAGATGCCGTAAGCAACTATACCGCTGGTCTGACTTCTGTTACCATTCCGCAGGCTGTTACTGCAATTC